CGACCAGACTTGCTTTAATGCCAAAGCTCTAGATGTAGCGGGTAAGCGACTGAAGCAGAAGGTAGCAGCTAATCTTCTTGATATTCGATCAAACCTAGACCATCGGATAACTATTACTACGGTTCTCACGTTTGCCACGAACAAATCTATGGTAGTTGAGCCCCGACACAATTTGAAATATGTCCTCATGAAGGAAAGGAATGCTGCCAAAGCAAAGGAAGCCGAAAGGATCAAAAAACTTAGGTCTAACAAACGTTCTTATAAGTCTAAGAAACTAATATCTAAGATGGAGACGCTGAATAGTTTGCAGTTGAAAATGAAGAAAGGGCGAGCTAGGATGTATGACTGGGCAGATGAGCCTTTGTGTTCTAAAGACATGGAATTGTCAGCAAAAGGAAAGGCTATACAGGCAGGTTACTCGTACATCCATGGTGCCGTAGACTTGAAAATATGCACGTTATACAAAAAGGTCTTATCGAAGTTTTCTCAAGCGTTCTTCACACTTTTCCCTAAACCGCAAGATGGTGGTGGAAGAGAAATAGCTGTTCAAGATTTTTATACAAGAGTTTCGAATTTTTTACTAGAGCGAATGACTGAATCTATATGTAAATATTTCCAAGAAGAAATGATTACCAAAGCTACAAGAAAAACCAAGATACAGGCTGAAATGGTTTTAAAAGGTAGGAATACGCATCGTGCTTCCATGTTAAACAGTGAAACGCGTAAGTATACTCTCTTCGACAATTGCGACCATACTAGATGGGGCCCAAGCCATAATGTATTGTCATTCCTTATATCTTTACGCTGTTTTTTTCTGGGAGATGATGAAAAGTATTTCCATTACTACTTGATGGGAGTGTTCAGGATGTGCTCAAAGGTTATTGAGGTACCTAAGGAACTCTTGTTATACTGGACTAGGGACTTTAAATCAGACGAAATGTCATCCAATCCTGCATTGAAGAAGGTTATTGATGCGTTCAAAAAAGAAGGTAAGACAACTTTTGAATGTCTGATTGGCATGATGCAAGGGATCAACAATCTGGGTTCCACATGCATATCTTG